ACCTCGGCCAGCGATATACAAAATCGCAAATCATGGTCCTTTATTAGTTTTTTTCTGCATCCTCCAGGGAAATTGCTTCGTCGCCCATTGCAGACACAACCCCGGCAATTACGTCCGGGTCTAGCTCGTTAATAATTTCTTTAAAATGTATTTTTTTAAATAACTGGACACCCTCAGAATCAAGGGCGCGAAAAATAAACGTCATAATGATGGCGTCCACTTGTTTGTCCTGGCCAGCCAGGCTTAAAACTTCGCCTTGCTGCCTGAACGTCATGGCGGGTTTGAAATAGACCACCGTTGGTTTCCCATCCACTTGCCATTCGGGCACCTCGACGCTTTTTAATTCGCCGCCCATTCGGTCCCTAAATTGTAGTTTTGCTACTTCTAATAATGCTGTCATAAAATCACCCGATTATTTATACCCGATTGAAAATGATAAGCGGTTACTCAGCGCATCGGGTGAACGCTTTTTAGCAAAAACTGCTATGTAACCGCCTAAACTGTTAGGTTTGAATAGCAAAACTAATCAAACTGTGGCCAACGTAATTGCGCCAGATACCGTAAATCCATACACCGCTGAAACGATGCCATCAGACCCACCCGATGCCTGACCGATTGACGTAATAATTCCGCTAAACGCATAAAAAGTATCACCGCCGGCGTCACCTTCTGGGTACAATTTTAACGCGACAATCGCCCCGGCCGTCATTGCGCCCTGGCCATTGGAGTCGGTTTCGTCCCAGTTAGTAGTTATTGAACCCGTGCCGGCTGTTTTACCAGGCGTATAGGTCCGGGCTGTTGCCGTCAAACTCGTTGTTTCAATCACGTCGGCCGTTTGGTCCAAATTCCAATCAACCACTTCGGCGATTGTGTTGGTGCCGATTTTTACAACACCATCCTTTCCTCTAGTTATCGCCATTTTCAATTTCCTCGGTTGTTGGTTTGGCTATTTTTTTGGCTGTTTCTTTTGCAGCGGTGACAGTCCATCCGCGATGTTCCATGGTTGGAACTTGACTTGGCAAAACGTCTACCGGGTCACAATCTTTTTTATACATCAACATTTAAAACCCCCTTAGTTGGATAGGCTTGTGGGCGCCCCTGGGGCCACCCTATAAGCTGCATTCAACGTTAACGTGGCCAATGCGATTGGCTGGTCTTGCTCCACGCTAAACTCGATCTGTGTGTCCTCGACGGATATATCCAGGACCTTGTTATTCAGTGTTGTGTCGGCATAAATAACCGTTTCTATTTCCGCGCAAATGGTGTCAATTAAATCCTCAACGCTATCTTTTGCTTTTGCCCTGGCTTCGACTCTTAACACCAGGTCGTGCCAATTTCTAACGCCGTCACTTTTTTCAACGTCGACGGTATCCCGTTCTGCGATTACCGTTAAACACGGCAATAAATCGTGCGAATAAATCCGCGAATCATAAACCCGGCTGGCGGTTGTCGTTAATCCCGTTAGGGTGGTCGCCAATTGCTCTCGTATTTGCTGTCGCGCGTGCGCCATTTACGCCTGGTTCTCTAAAATTAATGTGACCATTCCGGTGCCGTCCTTTTGGATGCCATGTACCCGGTAAGGCGCTGTTTGAATAACTATTTCATCACCATGCGCGACCCTAGATACGTCGGCTTGCGCGCATGTAAAAACTGGGTGTAAACCTTCAAAGCCTAGAACTTCGATAAACGTTTCTTCAAAAATCCCAACAACCGATGCACCACTGATAATCGCCTCGACGCCGAAATCTTCTAGGTCCAAAAATTCGTTAAAATCTTCTGAAAACGCCATGGTCTATTCCTTTTTTTTGCTTTTTTTTGGTGCGGCGGTTGCTGTGTATAATTCCGCTTTACCCATTCGGATTAGTGTTTCGCCATCCTGGTCGCTGACTTCCGCGATCGAACCCGCTAACAAATCTGTCCCGCTTGCGGCGGTCCCGCTTAAAATTTTTATCTGCATTAATTTTCCCCTGGTTATGTTCGGTTTAAATAGCATTTAAAATCTGGTTAAAAATGGGCGGGTTTTACCCCGCCCCAGTGTCTAGGGTTTAAGAACCACCAGACCCTTTAGCGAACGATTGCGCGTGACGAACGGCAATATCGACGTCCTGCATACAAACTACGCGAACGGTGCCCGACGCTGAACCGGTGGACGTATCCACGTTAATGTCCAAACCGCCCCACATGCCGATTATCAAGTCTGCAAAGTTACCAAAAATAGCCGTGTTGGCCGTCATTTGGTTTGTCACTGCCATGTTGTAGCCGTTGACCTGGCCGTTAGCCATGACAAATTGACCAGAACCGCTATCTTTAGCTTTTTGCTTCATGGCACCAGCCATTGCGGCTGTTGACACATAACCAAGAGAACCAAACAAAGCGTTATCAATGGAAACCTGGCTTTCAACATCGACCATTTCTCCAAACGTTGGATTACCCGCCGCGCCAAAGGTAACAGCGCCAATGCCGGTGGTGGCTAAAATGCCGGTGGGCTGGTTGCTAGAACCAGTGCCAGCAAGGGCAGATAGATCAATTGCCATGGCCAAGCGCATCGCCAGGTCATTACGCACAAATGACTCAATATCGATTGAACTTTGGAGCAATAGCTTTCGAGAAATATCCGAAAATGCGCCAACTGTTTTTCCTGACATTGTGATTTGGTCAAATGCTGCCGCGCTTTCAGTAACAGCGCCGGATTCTGCAACCCAATAGGCTGTTGCTCCGCTCGTTTGACGCGGGATAGCCACGTTGCCATTTAGATCGCGCAACATGGTAGCGCCTAAACCGGCAACAACCATGGCGTTTTCCAAGCTATCAACAAAGCTGTTAGATAACAGATCGGTTGAAACGGTATGGCCGCCGGCGGTCGCAGTGCCCGAGGTTAAATCACGCTTTAAAACTTCGGTCGGTATAAACATTCCCTGGGCTTGACGGCCCATTTGATCTGCCGCTGCGCGTGACGCTTCAAATTCAAACGCTGCCGCTTCTTGGGCGCGACGGTCCGATGGGTTGGATAATGCGTGAATGGCACGCATAAAGGAAAAATTTCTAACTTCCTTTTCAGTTAAACCAATGTCGTTGGAAACAACCGGGGCTGGCTTGCTAATATTGTTTAGCACATGGCTGCGAAACTCATTAGCAGATTGACCGCTAGTAATTGCTGCGCGTGCGTCGGTTGAAAAACCATGCTGGTTTCCAATTGCTTCAATGTCTGTGATTCGGCCTAGTTCGGCTTTTCTTACATCTTCAATTGCAAATGTATTATCCACAACTGGCGTGGCTTCTGGTGCTTTAGTATCCATTGTGGATTCCTCAATTTGTTTAATTTGAATATTTGTTACTTCGGTAATGTGTTCGCCGGTTGCTGCCCGACCAATGCCCACCTGGGCGTCGGCTGGCACGCTGACCATGCTTATTTCGTAAGGCTCCCAATCGGTCGCCCGATAAGATTCCATGCCGTCTGTTTCAGATTCCAAAGCCATTTTATGTATGCGATATCCCACGCTTACACTTTTGCGAATGCCATCTTTTACGTCTTGCCAAATTTCCTCGGCGCGTGCGCTTTTCCCAAAGCGAACCTGTGCCCGGCCCATGCGGTCGCCAGAAATTACCACTTGTTCAACCACGCCGACGTGATCTGTGCCGTCGTGATCTACCAGGACAGGCCCGCCATCATTTAGCCGACCAAGGCGAATGGATTTTGGGTCATGGTCCAGGATTTCATCGCCAAACCACCGGGCGACCGGTGCCTCGCTTGAAAACGCCAGTTCAACTGTCCTGGCTTCCTCGTTAATTGCGTCCCTGGATAGATCAAAAGACCGATGCAAAGCGCCTGTATTAATCGTCTTGTTGCTGCTCATTTGGCCCCCCTGGGGTTTCGACTGTTTCAACGGCAATGCCGTATTGTTTCAATAATTCGTTTTCGGCTTGCAACTGCGCCAGGGTATCTTCAAAGTCCCGACCCGCCATTGCTGCAACTTCGGTCCTGGACATAATGCCCATTTCAATGCCTAGCTTGCTGGCTTGCTGGTCTTTCAATGGGTCAACCCAGGCCCATCCTCGCGGCTGAAATTCAACATTTGTGAATTTTTCGTATTTCCGCTGCGGTAGCGCCAGGGCTTGGGTTGTCAAAGCCTGAACCAACCAGGCACGATAGACCGGGCGGCAAAGCTGCTGGCTTAACCAGTTTTGAATAGTTCGCCACTGTTCCCTTTCTTCAAGGACGCCGGACCGAATAGACGAAAAGTTAACGCCCTCCAGGTCGTTTGCCAGGGTGTTATAGGCCACATTTAGGCCACTGGCTGCACCACGCAACGCGGTTTTAATAAATGCCTGGTAAGCACTCGTTGGGTGCTGTGGGTCAAATGCTTTGAAATCCATCCCCTGGGGCAATTGTTCAATTACTCCTGGTTCCATATCCATGAGCAAATTGCCGTCGTCGTCCTCTTCGCCCACATATTGATCGCCGTCGGGCGACGTATAAAAGCCCATTTTTGACGACGCAATACGCGCGGCGATTAACTCGGCCTCTTCGTATGCGCCCACCTGGTTTAATCGATTAATGGCCGTGTGCATCCAGGGCACCCCTCGGCTTTGCCCAGGGCGGTCGGACATATATAAATGCAACACGTTTGACGCGGGCACCCGCTTATAATGTCGACCATTAAATTGAGTAACATTATCGCCGGGGTGGCTAGTGCTTAAATGGTATGCAACAGCGGCGCCCCATTCGTCTAGCTCCACGCCCATCACAACGCGGTTGCCGTTGCTCATATTTTTGTTTAATGTTTCGTCGAGTTGATCGGCTTCGATTACCTGGAGCGCAAAACCAAACGGATTGTCGAAACCGCGAACCATAATTATTAAAACTTCACCGTCGCGGGCGATGGATTTAATCGCCATGTTTTGCACATCAATCCAGGATTGTCGCCCAGTAACCGTGCAATTCTCGATGTTTGCCCAGGTATTAAATGCCGCCTCGATGGCGATATTGTCCTGGCGGTCGAGTGTTCCATCTTCTCGCCTGGACCTGGCTTGCATTTTTATTCCATGGGTGCCGACAACATTGGCCGACGTCATGGCTAAAAACTTTCTGGCGTAATCATTGTTCATGCAAAGGTCACGGCTTCGGCTTCTAATCACCGGCAACGTGTTAATTAATTCGCCATTGGCGCTCAGAGTGGACCCTTTAAAATCGCCCGTTAGTC